GATTTCAATATATGTAAGGATTTAGAATGTATTGATGAAACATTACAGACAATTATTGTTGGTTGGAAATTCACTAAAGAACTTTTAGGTAACGACATCTCAATATTACATAAAACCATTAATAAAAAATTATTTTGGACATTCGATTCTAAAGAAAGGAAGTCAGAATTTGAAATAGATTTAGAAAACTTTAAAGATAATTGTTTCAACATCTACGGTGAAAATATACCATATGTTTATTTAGATTTATTATATAATAGTAAAAAAATAAATTATAGGGTTATTAAAAAAATATTATCATTAAAAAATCCTGTAACATATTTTTCTGAAAATAATATGGTATATATTTATGGTGATAATATTCTATTTGGAATCGATTTAAATGTTATAGAATATTTTGATAATAAAAAAGAAAAAATAATTGAAAAAATAAAAAAAATAAACTCTACCACTTTGGTGGATCATACGATATTTAATAAATGTAAGGATTTAATTTATAAATTAAAAAATAAAAACAGATATATCCCTTACATTTATGGAAATGGAATCGAGCGGTAAAATTATAACATTAGCATCTTTTGTATATACGGATAAAATAGAAAGTTTCATAAACTATTTATATAAAAGATTTAAGATAAAAGAAAAAAATATATTTCAATACTCTTTTGAAGAAGATAATAAAAGAATTTTAACTTTTATGGTTAAAATAGAAGGTGATACAAAAGTAGACACTAATTCATTCTTCCCCCCAACAATTATAGTACATAAAAAAGGTGAGTGTTTTTACACTATTAACGCCTTAAATAAGTTGATAGAAAAAATCACCGATTCGAGTTTAGGTAATATAAATTATCAAAATGTAAAGATAGATTGGGATCATTATCAGAATAAAATGATAATTGTTAAGAATGATGAATTAAAAATTATAGAGATAAAAAAACATTTTTCTTAAAAAGATAATATTTATATAATAAAAGTATTATGGAAAATATTAAAAATACTAAAAAAAATGATGATTTAGAAAAATCTTTAAATGATTTTTTAAATGATAGCAACACAAAAAAAGAAGAGTGTGTTGGAGAAGAGTGTCTTATTAATGACGGAAAAGAAATCGTAGAAAGAGTTAATAAGATATATAAAACTAATGACGGTAGACAACTATTAATGTAATATGAGCAAACAAGTACTTTCCGAAGAATTAAAAAGATATAGACAACTTTTAGAGTACACTTTTTATGTACCTGAAGATGAAAAAGATATCAATGGTAATCTATTATTAGATGATATGTTTATAACAGAACAAGATCCTGCTGGTGAAGAGGCGGCTGGTGATGATCCATTTATGTCTGTCGGAGATACAGAAGGTGGTGAAGAAACTAAAACTGATGCACCTGAAGCAACAACTGATACTGATCCTTTGGCTGGTGATGCGGAAGTAGAAGATGAAACTGCAGATGAACCAACTACTACAGATACTGAAACTACTGGTACAGAAACAACTACTGGTGGTGAAGAAAGTGTTGAGGTAGATGTTACAGATATAGTTGATAATACAGAAAAAACAAAAACATCTGTTGATGGTGTTAGTAGTAAAATGGATGAACTTTTATCTAAATTATCTGATTTAGAAAATCAAGTATCTGGTATGGATAACGTTATTAACAAAATCGAAGAATTAGAAAAAGAAATTGAGAGAAGAAACCCAACACCTGTTGAAAGGCTTGAAATGAGATCTATGGATTCTTTTCCTTATAGTGTGAAATTAACTGACTTTTGGAAAGATAAAGAAGGTTATGATGCTTCAGAAACTGAAGAAGAATATGTCTTAAGACAAAGTGATGTTGATAATTACAACGAAAAAGACATAAGACTTTCTTTCACTTCAGACAAAAACGAAGAAAAACAGTAAAAAAACCACGATTTTATTGACTTTTTGGTTTTACAGTAGTATAATTGTATATAATTAAAAATTTTATATTATGAGTAAAACTTTAGATGCAATTCTGTCTCAGTACGAAAAAAATACTGAGCCAGTTAAAAGTGGTAAAAAACTCTCTAATGAAGACAGACTTAAAAAGTACTTTAGTGAGAAACTACCTCAAGGGGTGAAAACCCAAACAAAAACTTTCAGAATTTTACCGAATAAAGACGGTGCTTCACCATTCACGGAAGTTTATTATCATGAAAAATTAGTTAACGGTAAATGGGAAAAAATTTACTGTAACCATTTAAATGATGGTGAACATTGTCCACTTTGTGAAGCAAAAGATGCTTTATATGAAGATGGTTCTGAAAAGGCAAAAAAATTAGCGAAAGATTTTATCGCTAGAAAATTCTATGTCGTAAAAGGTATTGACAGAGAAAATGAAGATCATGGAGTAAAATTTTGGAGATTTAAACACAAATATACTGGTGACGGTATTATGGACAAAATCATTCCATTGTTTAAATTGAAAGGTGATATTACTGATCCTAGAGAAGGTAGAGATATCATTATCACTACTGGTAGAAATGATAAAAACTTTAGTGTTGTTAACTCTATTATGGCAGATGATGTGTCTATTCTAACAAAAGATAAGGATAAGGCAAATGATTGGTTTAATAATGGTGAAACACATAAGGATGTTTACTCTAAAAAACCATTGGAATATTTGGAAATTGTTGCAACAAACAAGACCCCTATTTGGGATTCTGAACAATCTAAATTTGTTGCGGAAGAAGACAAAGAAGAAAAAGAAACTGCGTCACTAACTGAAGAAATCAATATGATGAGAAACGAAACCACTAAATCATTTGAATCAGATTATAATGATTCTGATGACGATGACTTTGATGGTGGTGTAGAAGTATCTAATTTAGATGACGATGATGAGTTACCATTTTAATTAAAAATATGGCGAAACAACCACTTAAGAAAAAAGCATCTGATTTTTCGTCAATAAGAAAGAAGTTTTCCTCTAGTGAGAAGTACAAAGAACAAAAGTACTTCGATCTAGGGGAAGCCTTTCAAAAGGCGACAGGATTACCAGGTCCTGCAATGGGTCAGATAAATATGCTTTTAGGTCACTCAGATACTGGTAAAACAACTGCGTTAATTAAAACTGCAGTAGACGCACAGAAAAAAAATATTTTACCTGTTTTTATTATCACTGAACAAAAATTTAGTTTCGAACACTCAAAACAAATGGGGTTAGAAGCGGAATATATTGAGGAAGTCGATGAATCAACAGGTGAGGTATCCGCATATTGGGATGGATTTTTACTTTATAAACTAGGTTTCGATTATATTGAACAAGCGTTTGATTATGTTACCGAAGTTTTAGATGCTCAGAAAAACGGAGAAATACCATATGACATAGTATTTTTATGGGATTCAATCGGTACAATTCCATGTCAAATGAGTTTTGAAGGAAAGGGAGGTAACCAACACACCGCTAGAGTTATTTCAGAAAAGTGGGGTATGGGATTGGCACAAAGAATTACTTCTTCTAGAAAAGAGTCTTACCCTTACACAAACACTATGGTTTTCGTAAACCAACCGTGGGTGGCATTACCTGATAATCCTTTCGGACAACCAACCATCCAACCAAAAGGTGGTAACTCAATTTATCTATCTTGTGCATTAGTATTTTTATTTGGAAATCAAAAGAGTTCTGGAGTTTCAAAACTATCCGCAACTAATAAAGGAAGAAAAGTAAACTTTGCGATTAGAACTAAAGTGGGTATCCATAAGAACCATATGAATGGGTTAGGATACGCAGATAATAAAATACTTGCAACGACACACGGATTTATTGAGGATGATAAAAAAGACATCGATAAATACAAATCTGACAACAAAGATTATTGGGCAGAAGTATTTGATGGTGTATTCGACGCAACATCTTTTGATGTAGTTGAGGATAATGTTATTGAGTCACCTGTAGACTATTCAGACGATTGATTGTTTAATCCTCAATAATAGATGTGTGAAATATCCTGTTAAGAACAAAAAATTTAAAAAAACACTTATTGTAGACGGAGACTCTTTGTTAAAAACCGCCTATCATGGGGCTAAAGATTTATATCATAAAGAAACCCATATAGGCGGAATTTTTCAATTCTTAACTATGGTAAGAAAAATGTTGAACGAATATAAGTTTGACAGGGTTTATGTATTTTGGGATGGTACTTTTAGTGGTAGATTAAGATATGATATCTACAAAGATTATAAATCAAATAGAGATAAGGATTTCTATAATGAACAACCACCATCAGATTTAGATTTATATCTACAAAAAGAGAGAGTAATTTCTTATTGTGAAGAGTTATTTATAAGACAATACAGAGATCAAATTACCGAAGCCGATGATTGTATTGGTTACTACGTTAAAAATATGTCAGAGGACGAAAAAGTAGTAATAATGAGTAATGATAGAGATATCTGTCAACTCATCAGTAGTAGGGTAGGTGTTTATGTAATTAACC